AGGCAGTTGACATGAGTCGTACATGAAGATACGGCAGTAATGTCACACCCGATTGCAAATGAATGATTTGTGTTGCAGACCACGTTTCCGTCCCCCCAGGCTCCACCGTGAAAAGATTGTACTACATTACCACATCCAATTGCAAATGCGTTTGTGCACGCCTGTATTGTATTTCCACAACCCAATGCTCCACTATTTTCCATACATACGTTATTTCCGTTACCAATAGCAAATGAGGACATTGCCGGGGATTCTATTGTATTGCCATATCCAACTGTAAAACTATTGCAACCACTCGCGGTATTCTCTCTACCACCAGCAATAGTACTAAAATTCCCAAATGTTTTATTACAACAACCACCACCAATAGTATTAAATCCAGCACCAGCACAAATACGATTATCATAACCACCAGCAATAACATGACCGCCACCAATATGACCACACATATAACTACTATTAGTACAAATATCATTAGCACACCCACCGGAAATTATACTTGGAGCAATAGGTAAATTACAATCAACAAATTTATTACACTGTAGCTGTATTGTATTGTTAGAACCACCACCAATAGTTGAACTAGAATCACATACACTATTACACGAGCCTCCACCAATTGTACTATATTCAGCACTAGCTCTATTTTGCATTCCGCCATTAATATTGGCATAGTTACCTTCAGTGCAATTAAGGCTACCTCCACTAATTACAGTATAATCACAATATGCTATATTATTTTTACCACCACCTATAAATTGTGCACCATAGTAAGCAGAACACGTGGTATTAGTTCTACCACCAGCTATCGTAGAAGTTCCTCGACTTTCTGGTCCGTTTGTAGGGTTTATGAAGCCAGTTGGTAAATTATCAAATAATATTTGATTTTGATGACCACCACCGATAGTAGAACCTCTAGTAAAGGAGTGTTCACTCAATATCCAAACACCATCGACACATTGTACATAATCTTCTATATAATTTTCAGAGCCACCTCCAATATTACTTCGATATGCATCTACTTGATTGCAACAGCCACTAGCATAACTCGCTACTCCATTAATGATATTACATCGACCGCCCACGATGGTACTATAATAGCAATTAATTTCGCTAGCTTGTGATGCAAATATACCGCTGTACCCATCATTAATAGTATTATTTGCACCACCGATTATGGCACCACGATTACCGGTAGCTGTTATATAATTCTCGCACCCACCAGCTATTATAGCTTGAACAGTTTCAATACAATTACACAAACCTGCAACTATTCCGGAATAACTGGACGTAATACAATGGTCTTGGCCAGCACCAATAAATGATCTATTTCCGCTAATTACATTACCTTGACCTCCTGCTATACTAGCATAACAAGCAGTAATAGTACCACCACATCCTCCAGTTATAGATCCATGCGCACCATTTCCACTTATTTCATTATTAACTCCACCGTTTATTGTAGCATAACATATATTAACACTATTTTGTCGACCACCACTAATAGTACCATAGCTAGAATTTATTATATTGCAACATCCTCCACCAATTGATGAAAAACTAGAATCAACAATACAATTACTTAGACCCCCTGAAATTGTAGATTTTTCTGAATTTCCACCAGCTTCAACAATACAATTTAAACGCCCACCTCCAACTGTTGCTTCGCTACCATTTGCTTGGTTTGAATAACCACCACTTACCGTAGTTCCACAAGCAATCGCCTTATTATTCCGGCCACCACCAACAGTAGATCTAGATTCACATGCTTCGTTCAAATAACCACCAGCTACAGTAGCATTAGTACCACATGTTTTATTTTGTTGACCACCGCCTATAGTACTGCATGAAGTTATAGCTTCATTACAAATTCCACCACCAATAACAGAAGCTTCACCACATATTGTATTACGGCACCCACCACCAGCTGAACTATAACAACCAATATCTATTACATTAAATTGTCCTCCACTAATAACAGCAGAAAGAGAATTTGACATATTGTTGCAATAGCCACCGCTTATAGTACCATTCGTAGAGATTGAGGTCACACAGTTCCTGAAGCCACCGCCTACTGCGGCCCCGTACGATCCTGCCTGATTCTGGAATCCACCTCCAATCGCAGTATAGCTATTAGGTGCACGGTTTCCCTCGCCACCGCCAATAGTTGCAAAAACACCACCGGTACGGTTGTCACAGCCACCACCCACTGTTGTATTACATGCAGTAGCACAGTTAAATTGACCGCCCCCTATAGTGGCGCAGTCTCCGGCTGTTGGAATGGTATTACTCAAGCCGCCACCGATCGATCCGTAATCGCCGCTATTTGAATTAGTACAGCCACCTGCTACTGTTGAGAACTGTGCAATAGCACAGTTCTCCTTACCACCACCGATAATAGAATTATCACCTAATGCACCGTTTCCATTACCACCACCAACTACAGAACAATCGCCAGAAGCACAATTTGTATCACCACCGCTTACTGTCGAATACGCTCCAGAAGTTCCATTAAATTGACCACCGCTTAATGTGGAATAATTACCAACAGCAGCAGGATTACCAATTCTATGAGTGGATCCCGTTCCACTGTCATCATCAAATAAACTACTTCCAATTGAACCAGAAACAACGGGTTGCCATTCACTAGAACCGCCGACCCATTGAAGTAGGTCACCATTAGCCAATCCAGTGTAGCTTACATCACTAAGCATATCCATAGTAGGACTACCTGAATTTAAATTAGCTAAATCAATGGCACCTTCATCTATTTGATATTCTATATTATTATTAACAGTACTACTAACAGATAAAATAGTACTTCCAGTATTGGCAGCAGTAAATCCCTTGAAGCTAAGATTAGTACCAACCATGCCATCATATACGTCTTCATGAATACCTAATCCTATATTAACACCATTGTTAACTTCACCGCTTGCTCCTAAATTTTCAATACGAACACTCTGAGTAGCTATATCATGTTGTAATAAAACACCAGGGCCAGCAACTAATTTAAGGGTATCATTTGGATTTTGTGATTCTATTAAAGCATCAGAACTACTATTGAATACAGCAGGTACTGTACTATTAACTAGGAACTTACCGAAAGAATTGGCACCTTGTATATTAAGATCACCAGTACCAATGCCACCAATTAAATCCCATTCTGTAGTTAAAAATACACCAAGTGTAGTTCTTTTATTTGCTCTCCACCATGCAAGATGTTGTTCGGCTTCACCGGTAGCTCCACCGGTGTCAGATTCGATTTCGACCGGGTGATATACAATATTACCCTCTTCATAAACACGATAGTCTACCCATGGGTTAGATACCATTTTAAAGTTTGTATCAACTTCACCATTGAGTAGTTCTCGCTTAACTTCTAATCTAAATAAGATATATTCTTGCAGGTTAAATGCCATGTATCAATTAATTGTTTTTCAATCTATTTATCTATATACGCTCGGTGGAGTTGTATGAGCAGCAATAATAGGTGGATTGGTTTCTATTACCGCATTACTATAAGGAAACTTAGACTGATTTGTACTATCTACTATAGCATCTCTGAGTGATTTTAGCCACCATGTATTTTCAGACCAACCTGGCTCAGCATAACAAGGAGAATAAATACCTGTTATGTATATAAATTTTAGTTGATTATAAAAATTAAGATATTCCTGAATTGTTTTATTAAGAAAATCAAGTTGTCGTTGTTTTAATACATTACGCTGATCATTTCGCTGTATATCAAAACTAGCACCTTGTATAACTTGTAATTTTCCTAATACATCTATAGCTTTGTATGTAGTTTGAAAATTATAAGTATTACTAGACGAATTAAAAAATTGTATACCGGCTAATGTACCTAATTCACAATTATTTAATGGTACATAATTTTCGTTATAATAAACTTGCATTGCATCTAAATCACTAAAATCTAGATACTCATGTAAAGTACGATCAAAAAAATCTATCTTAACATCAGCTAGATAAATTCTATTTTTATGTAAATATTTAGCAAAGTCTAATGCTAATTTAAATGTTATGGCCTCGATGATCATAATGAACCTTTTTTTATATATCTAGGTTCAATATGTTTGCAATTTTTTATTTATATTTTCTCAAAACTATACCTAATCTTTTGATATTATTTAATAATTCAGGAGTCCAACCACTACGGTCATAGTCGTCTACATAGACAATTTCTTTAATACCAGATTGTATAAGAAGTAATAAACAAGTGGTACAAGGCTGTAAACTACAATAACAGAAACATCCCTCTAATTGAATTCCACTCTTTGCTGCCATAGCAATTGCATTTGCTTCCGCGTGTACTTCATGAGAAGCGGACCATTTACTATGTACTGATCTATCAAAGTTTTTACTATTATGTACATCACAGCAATTTGGTGCGCCTTTAAGGGTTCCATTATATCCAGTAGAAATAATACGACCATCTTTAACAATTAGTGCACCAACTTGCCACGAAACACATTTTGATTCTTGTTTTAATTCATTCAATACTCGTATAAAAAATTCTTCTTTCATACAGTTCTAATTGTATCATAAATATGTTTAATGGTAGGAAATCTTAAACTAATACCTCCATCTTGATTGATTGATTCTTCAAAGTATTGTATAGTTACGGTTTTTCCTATTATTTTTACTGGTTCTTTGTAGTATAATTCCCGTTGATCTTTAGAAAAACCTGAACCAACTCGAACTTCATGCCCTTTATGATTTATAGTAACATAGCTTAAGCATTCTTTTTCAACATCTTTACCATTCTCGACCCAGCGAATATTTCCCATAAATGCATTTTCCACAATATATTCTGCATCGTAAAATTTCTTAACCTTTAAAAGATTTTTAGATCGCTTACCTTCATATCCAACATTTTTTCTTAACATAATTCCCTCAAACCCTGCATCTTCTGCATCTTTAACCATTTCGGTAAATTGATCTTCACTTTTCAATTGAATCTGCGGTAAAAATTCAAGCATAAAAAAATCAACGCCTGGTGGTAAACTATTAAGAACTATGTCTAGCCTCCATTTTAATGGAACATTACCACTTTTATTGTTAAATTGTTTTAATGTTAGATAATCAAACACAAAGAATTTAGGATTTTTAATTTGATGATCTTTTTTTCTGATCTGTTTCATGATTCCTTGAAAATCTTCATTACCATCATCATCAACCATGCAAATTTCACCATCCAAAACAAAATCTTCCGGTAGTTTTAAGATTTCATTTTTTAAATTATCTAATGTTAAAAATTCTTTTCCACTCCTTGAAAAGAATTTAACTATGTCATTTTCTTTTATACAAATACATCTAACACCATCTAATTTTCTGGAGCCATACCATTCACCACTTTTAAAATCTACTAATTTAGGTTCATATGATTGTGCTAATGCAACTGAAAATGTTGGTATACATCCAGGAATAGCTTTATTAATCATTGAAGCAGAAGCTCGCATTTTTAAATCACCATCTAAAATTCTAAAGAAAACTTCACATTGATCTGGTGAAAGATAACCAGCAAAACCATTAACAGCAGTAATTGCATGATGGCCTGTGATATTTCTATCAATCAAATCATCTAATAGTCCAAATAAATCAGCATATAAACTTGCTGCTAAATCACCATGTTTTTCTGCAGTATTTCTATGAACTCCAAATGTTTTATACGGATTATATGTATACTCCATAGACTTTACAATAAAAGAATCAGTTGAATGATCTTTTAGCGTTTCTAGTTTATCTAAATTAGATGTTGTTTGATTCATTTTATCAACAAATATCGATAGTCTAGTAAGTCCTTCTAAATGTTCGTTAATTACCATTTGTTTTTGTTTTAGTTTAAAAATAGCACTGACAAAGTTATCTGTTCGACTCAGTAACACCTAACATATACCTAGTATAGAGGTTAGTCCAGTGGGAGAGTTTTTTCTCTACATACTCCAAGAGGGCGCTAATTAAGATACATCCATGCAATCGTCGAAGTCTGCATTAATACCTTTTGACTTAAGTTCAGTTACGACCTTATTAAGATTGGATATATTCCATCCATTACTAATTCTATGTACTACATCATGATTAGCTAAAAAATCATTGACATCACGAATAGAATTTAATTTTTTAAACCAATGATTATTTATATTGTATTCTGCTTCAGTATATAAATACGCACCATAAAAAATACCGAAATCAGTATATGTAATTTCAATACGTTTTGTTTTGTCAATTAAATCACTAGTAATATTAGTATGCAAAAACGGTTCCATATTTATTTAGATTTATTGATTAATAATAAGTTTCTTGATAATATAAGCCACAACGCTTACACTCACACCATTCGCGGCCTGATTCTGGTCCTATATCACAACCGCTTTCCCAATCATGCCCTTTGTATTTACATATAAATGCCGAGACATAATTAGTAAGACGATCCCATAGATAATTAAAAACAGTAGGCTTAGTTCCGTCGAATGCTTCACCCCATGCCCAATCATTGTAGTCTTTTTGTATTGCTTTCATGTTCTCTCTTTTGATTACATAGTAAATATACAAAATTCCAATGACAATATGAAATATAAATGCTAAATTATGATAAAAAATATGATTTTACTGATTTCCAGTCAGGAAATTTGTCTTGGCCAAAATGTATCCATTCGCCCTTGAAATCTTGAGCACCATTGTTAGGACGATCGTCAATCAAATAATCACCAATAAGCATATCCTTTCTATGAGTCATAAAAATACGCTTATGAAGTTCAGGTAAATGTTCACCTATCCATAATCGTTTATCCATCCAAGATTTAGGATTACCCCATGGTGCGGTAGTAGCAATAAAAACATCATGGCCCATAGCCATCAATTCTTTTATTGTTTCAATTGCGTGTTCGATTGGTTTTAATAATGCAAAATCAACCGAATCATCCGTCCCATGAATTGATGGATTGTAATCAACAATCACATCATCCATATCAATTAATATTGTTTTTGGCTCTTTCATCATTACAAATATAACAAAAATAAATGTAATATGAAACTAATTGGTATTTGGGACTAAACTCTTTGTGACTTCATCCAAGCTTTACCTTTTGTATTTTTAACAGGAGATTTAACCAATTTTTCAATTGCTTTAATTTTTTCTCCATGCATTTTATTAAAATCACCAACTTCGCTATTATCAACAATAACCATATTATTTTTAAATAAACTCTGAAACTTACCAATATTTTGCTGTACCTGATCCCACATCTCTTCTACCATGTCAGTTGGTAATGTACGATCTCTCATTTGGTTTCGTTCTTGTGCTACCGGTAATGATGTATTAACAAAAACCATGTTAGTGTCATATCCTATATCTTCTAACTTCTTTTTCATTTTTGCTATCTTGCCATAATCTTTTCCAGTTCCATCAATAATTATACCTAATCTGCCAGCAATCCATAACTCTAATTGTTTTTTAGTTAAATTTTTAGCAAAACCTCGTTTTGATTCTGGTCCCATAGTATATTTTTTAAATTCCTCCGGTGACATTTTCATTAAATCACTTGACTTTAAACCATCTTTATCTAACATAAATTCAAACATTACATCTGAATTAAGAACTTTTAATCCTAATGAACTAGTTCGGCTAGATATATTATCATCAATACCAAATATTCTTTTCGCTGCATAACTTTTACCAGAACCAGGTCCACCTGCTAAAAATACTGCTTTTAATATATTAGGGTCATTGATACCTTCAGTAATGAATTGTTCAAATGTTTTAACGATCATTTTAAATCTTTTTTTTTATATATCTGGTTTATCTTTTTTAAAAGTATCACTAAGATCAGTAAGCCTTTCAAGTAAACTACTATCAGTTTTATATACTACTTTAATAATATTCCACCTACTAATTATCATAAGTAGAAACACAGTACCAAAAAAATGAGCAAGACTACTAAATATAAATTCAAGTATTTCTAACATTTTATTTTTTCTTTTATGAGTTTAAGTTTATGGCATTTTTCAAACATATCTTTTTGCTCAAAATGGTTAATAATATTATCTAATGCGCCAATTTTAGATTTGGTCGAAATATCTTCATATTCTAATATTTGATTGGGGTACTGTATAATTGACTCATAACACATTTCCATATACCTATCAATATCTCTTCGTTGGATCTCATCAAGAAGATGATGAATCTTTTTCTTTTTGTCTTCTTCCATTTATATGATCTCTTATTTTAGATATAGCTCTAATTTCTTCATCACTAAGGTCATTAGGCATTGTGATTAGAACAGTAACATAAAGATCTCCGCGTTCTTCATTTTGTCCAAAAATAGGCCAACCTTTCTTTTTCATTCTTAGTGTTGTACCATTTTGTACACCTGATGGTATTTCAAATTTATAAGTATTATCAAATACGCTTATATTAGTTTTTATTCCAAGAATAGCATCAATAGCATCAACCTTTATAATAGTATGTAATCCTTTATTATCTACATAAAAATCAGTATTTTCAATTACCGTAATTTCTACTATTAAGTCGCCATTTAATTGTTCTGTTTGGCCTTTTTGTCCATGTCCCTTTACTCTTAATTTTTGTCCGGTTTTTACTCCTTTCGGTATATTTATTTCTACTGCCTTTAATCCTATATTAATTTGGCGTTTTGTACCATGAAATGCATCTTCTATTGTAATACTAATAGATGCTCTAACGTTTCTACCCTTTGCATTATTATTAAATTCATGACCCCACCCTCTTCTATCCTGTGTCATTCTTTCAAATAAATCTGAATAGTCGCTAAATTGAAAATCGTAATGCATATCTTTATTATATGCACCAAATGGATTGCTGATATGTTTAGGATTTGTTAATTTATCATAAGCCTCCGCAACCTCTTTAAATTTTTCTTCATTACCGCCTGGTTTATCTGGATGGTATTTAATAGCCATCTTTCTATATGCTTTTTTAATTTCATCTTCACTTGAACCAGGCTGTATATTTAATATAGTATACGGATTTTTCATTTTACAAAAGCCTGTATCAATACTATAACAAGCGAAAGCAGCAAACATAAAGCATTTTTTAAATTAAGCATTTCACCTGTAAATTTCCAAGTCATAAGAAAGAAAATTACCATGCCAATACCATATCCAAAAAGTCTTATAGACCAAAGACTTTCATCAAAAATAAGATATGCATGCTTTTGATAATTAACGAATAGCCAAGATATTGGCCATGCAAAAATAAAAGAAACTAGAGTAGCATTATCTTTAAATATGCCCCATACAAATTGACCATTAAGCTGGATCCATACCAAAATTTGAGCAACGAGTAATAATAAAATAGTAGTGGCTATATTCATTCTTCTAAATAAAATAAATAACCTTCACGTTCTCGCCATGAAAACCAATTATCTAATTGTTTGGCTGTAATCATACCAGTTTCTATATATTCTTTGGTACTTACATCTTCGGCTAGCTTTAAAAACCATAAATCATTTAGATCGTCCCACCAAATATGATGTTTTTTCCAAGATTTAAGTTTTTTAAGATACCCTCGGTTACCTTCTAACAAAGATTCTTTGAACTCATCACGAGTTGCTTTTTTTAGATTTATTTTGCTCATTTAATTTTTGAGATTCGACCTTTAACTGGGTCATTAATAGCTTTTCCTCTAATTTAAATTTACGCTGTTGTCTTTCGTTAATTTTAATTAATACCTCAGCTATTTTGCTAAGGCTTGATGAAAGGCTACTGAGGTTTGATGAATCAACTGAAGTAAGTGTAGTTTTAAGTGCCTTTTCTATTTTAGCCATAACAATAGTTTTCTTTAGATATATATTTAATAATAACAAACACTTTAAAAAATGAAACAAAACACAAAATTACCATCATTCAATAATTTTTTAAAGGAAGAATTTGTTGCTGCTGGATTTGGTCCTGCTAATCCATCACCCAACATTGCTTCTTCTACAAGACCTATTACCGGATACAGTATGCGACCCATCGTAGCTTATATGGATCAACTTGGTTCGGCTGCTGCAGACGAAGCATCTACTTATGAAAATAATGATAATCCAGATCATACTGGATCTGATTATATTACAGAAGCAAAAAAAGCAGTATGCAGTAAAATAGATGAATACTATAAAAAGAAAAAATAATGATACCAGAATTTCATAATTTTTTAGGAGAAGCCAAAAGTTATAAATTTGATCCGAATGAAGCCAAGAAAAGGTTACAAGATCGAATAAAAACTAATACAAGAAGATATAAAGATGCACAGGTTAGAGGTGACAATTATGCTATACGTAGATATGAACTTTTAATCAAACTAGATAGAATTGACGAAGAAAAATTAAAGGTAAAGGTAGAAATGCACCGCTTAAAGCAAAAATTTAAAAAATGACCGATAATCAAAAGGCAGATTTAGATAAAATCCGACA